CCGAAAGCACTGCCGCCCCTCCCAACTTATACGAGCTATTGGCTGGAAGCAGTATGGGTGGCGTTGTCATCGCCTGAATCATCCGCGGCCTCGCCAAGAACAACCGTTAGTGCATTGGGCGGGAACATAGGGAACTGAGCTCCCATTTGCTGCACGATGATCGTCGCCAACATCGCAAAATTTGCCCATACAGTCGTTTGAGCGTACTTCATCGCGTAGGATACGATGTCGTTATCTTCCATATCGCGGCCACGCATGCCGCATAAATAGGACACTCGAATGGCCGTACGAGCATTGTCTTCGTCTTTAACCGACTTCGAGATCACTACCTCGGTGGTGAAGGCGAACAAGTCGTCTCTTACATGTTCTGGCGGCGTAATTTCTACGTTGTAATTTAGTTCTGGATTCTCTGCAGTTTCGAATTCCGGGTCGAACGCAACATCAATATCAAGAAGCGTAAGCCCCGCGAGAATCGTTTGAGGTGCGGCGGTCTTGCGTTTTTTCTTAGGCATGCATTTTCGCTTTAACCATGGCTGCCACAACTGGTCCAGGCACTTCGTTCATACTTGGCGAATTCCAATGCCGGTGCGACATATTCGTCTTCACCCCATAGGAGAACTCGTTAAGATGGTCTCCGACCCACTTGCTAAGCGCCGCTGCCTCGATACGAGCTCTCGACTTCCCGAAAACGCCGTCAATGCGTTCAGACAGCTTTCCGCACTCCAGCTTTTCTTCTACCGCCACACATATCCAACGGTTGAAGCTAAGGCCTTCGGAGGCTGCCCTCATTGCCGCGCGCTTATGCAAGTCAGGACCAAGGCGCACATTTAGCGTGCCTTTGAATTGCGGATCAGGCTGCCGCCCCTCCTCCGCACAATCCGCCAGGTAGCCTTCTATGAGATCCTCAAGCGCTTTCTGTGCTTTAGAAGCCGAATCCAGCTCGACGATGAGCAGATCGTCAATATGCAGCACTTTTAGGAACAGGGCATCATCAGCGAATTCGACTGACGCTTGATAACCCTTATATTCCACGGTTCTCTTCATATTAGACCTTGCTCTTCCAGCTTCTCACGTATCTGGCGCACCAAGTACGGCTTGATTTCGTTCCCGGGATGCGGCTCGTGAAATTTGATTATCTGCTTCGTTGTTTCATGAACAAACTTCCGGCCTGAACCACCGTTGCCCGTCTTATCCACATAGCCCAACGCTCCGAGCAGGCGGACAAGCTCCCTATATGGGAATGGGCCCCTGCACGCTTTAAATTCCTGAAGCACTCGATCTGCGCGTGACATAGACACCTATCGAATGTCTATTCCACGGCGCCGGTTCCGTTGCAACTGAATTTTAGTCGCGCGCTCGTAGGTGAGATATATGGAATCAGTTTCAGGCAAGTTAAAGACCGCGGCTCGAGTTGCACTGGGCGAATCGCGGTAAAGTAGCGCGTTTCTCTGTGATGGGATACTCGAAGATGTCGTGCCACAAGATAGTTCCCTGGTCCGCAATTGCCACCTAGGGGTAGAACTCCGTGGTCGTCATCCAGAAAGGATGGCACCGGTGCACGAGCTGCGCGAAGCTCTTACCTCTAAGATCGGCCGGCGACATGCCGATTATCCAGGGCCCGGCCTTCTGGTAGCCGATCGGCCGGTTCGGGCTGGACGTGTCTCCTGCCTCCCGCTGCAGGATCACCGACACCCGCTGAAAGTCGTCCGGCCTGCTGCCGAGGAACCAGACGAGGCCGATGTACTCGCAGTCACGCAGCTTGCGGAAGCCGGCCTTGATCGCGGTATGGCCGGTTGGGGTCTCGCGAATCGACAGCACGTCCAGCTTGGACACGACCGGCCAGTATCGAGTCTCCAGCGATGGGCCGATGGCGTAGACAGTGAAGACGAATGCGAAGAACAGCGTCGTCGCGCACATCATCTTGATGACGACGACGGCCGCGGCGGCGAGCTTATGGCGCAATGAGGCCTCCCCTGAAAACAAAGTTGGCAACGAGCGCGATAAAGGATCCGCCAAAGGCAGCGAGGATCCAAAGGCCAAGCTTGTAGATTGCCTGTACGCGATCCTCGATCCGCTCGAATCTCTCCTCGAGATGCTCATCCTTCACCTCCCTGACCGCCTTGTCCTTCTCGTAGTCGGACATGCGCATCGTGAGTTCGGTTATGGTCTTGGCGTGGGATTGCAAATCGCGCTCGATCAGGTCGTTCCGGTCGATGGGGGTCATGCTGCTGCCATTCCTGCGATAGACGAACGGGCCTGATCGAACGTTTCTGCGCGCTCTAACTGGCGTTCTTCGGCGCCAGGTAGGTCAGGACAGCCGGCAGGCCGGTCGTGATGGCATAGAGGGCGAGATAGCCGTACCAGGGCGTGCCCTCCGGCATGAACGGCAAGCCGATCGTACCGGTAGCGGCTCCGCCGGCGGCGGCTGCGATTGCTTTCGAGATCTTGTCCATTGTCGTTTCCTTTCTGGGGTTGAGGATCAGTCAGACGAGTGCGCCGAGCGCATCCTTGCGCACGTCGAACGAGGGGCACGCCTTGGCGGCGTGCTGGTTGTGACCAGTGACCTTGCGGACGGTGGGGTACTTGGCGATGAGAGCCCTGGCGAGGTCGAGCAGCGCCGCCTTCTGCGCGGGCGTGCGGGTGTCCTTCGGCGTCCTGCCGTCGGCCGCGACGCCGCCGACATAGACGATGCCGAGCGTCCTGCTGTTGTGGCCAGCAACGTGAGAGCCGACCTCCGCTTCTGGCCGGCCCACTTGCACCGTGCCGTCGAGGAGGACGACGTAGTGGTAGCCGATGTCCTTCCAGCCATTGGCGAGGTGCCAGCTGCGGATCGTGTCGACGGAGACGTCGCGGCCTTCAGGCGTTGCCGTGCAATGGACGATGATCTCGTCGATCACGCGCGTCGCCTTCGGCTGCTTCAGGATCACGGTCGACGTGGTCGAGGCCGCGGCCGACAGGGGTTTCGGCGACGGGCCGGCGGGCTTCAGCCCCCGCACCCGCTCCAGCTCGTCTAGGGCGACGCCAATCGCCGCGAGGGTTTCAGCGCCCGGATCACCGTCGGCGCCGAACTTCGGGAGGGGAAAGCCAAGCGCGATCAAGCGCCGCTGCAGAGACTGCACGGTCGTCTTCATGGTGATGTCCTATGTGGCGGCGGTCAGGTGAACGGGTGGGGGCCGTGGGCGGCCCAGGCACAGGAGCGTCGGTTCGCTATGTACGAAAACCGACAATGTCGAGGGCTGTCTGGCTATGTTAACTCCGCTTGGAATAGCTTTTTTTATTTTGCGGCTGCTGATCCGAAACCTTAGTGCCTCGTAACGGTTTGGCGTGCAGAGCGGATAGACGCGAGGGTCACCAAGTGGAGTTCTCGGAATTCAAGGTCGTGCTTGTTGCTGAAGATGACGCCCTCATCAGCATCACTATGATTGACATGCTGGCTGAAGCCGACTTCGAAGCAGTGGTGGCCCGGAACGCTGAGGAAGCCACTGCTGCCTTAGAAGAAGACCCTTCTCGCTTCTGTGCGCTACTGACGGACGTCCGCATGCCCGGAAAGGGCGACGGATGGGATGTGGCCCGGCGGGCCAGAGAGCTTCAGCCTCTTCTTCCTGTGATCTACATGACCGGAGACAGCGCCGAGCAGTGGAGGGCGCATGGGGTTCCCGGCAGCGTGCTTCTTCAAAAGCCATTTGTCGGGGCGCAGCTGATCATCGCCCTCACGAACCTCTTGAACGAAGCGGGTATGGCGGTCAGCTCCTAAAGCCTCGAGCCACCCCGGCCTCGTGGGTGAGGCGCCCTTACCCCCAAGTTGCAGACGGTCTCACGTGCACTACGCTAGCTCACCGCAAACATACCCGCACAGGCGAGAAATATGTCAGCCATATTGCCGCGTCCCGGAGCACGAGTGATCGCGCCCCTCGGCGACAGTGTGGACCCGGGAGTTTTGCATGAGATCCTCCCGGGTCCCGTGAACGGGACGGCTTCGCAGCCTTGGTGTCAGGGCCGTTGAGATAAACGATCTCATGCTGCAGATGTCCTCTTCGGCTTAGGTCAGTAGAGTCACCCGGATGCGGCAGTGCCATCCCCATCGAGAGGCGTGGCGTCGGCTTGCGTGCCGCAGCTGTCCTCCTGGCCGTCTTCATACTTAACAGTGTTTTAAGTGTTCATGTGGACTATGCGCCTGGCTCATGCTGACCAGAGTGGTTGCGGGCGATGTACGAATGGGATGCGACAAGCGCACGCCGGGCCAAAACCATCAGAACTATCGCTGTAACGACGACTTTGTTAGCTGCTGTCGCTATTCCAGCAATTACCCTCGTTTGGCCAATGCCCTAGCGGGGGTTATGTTGCATTGCAGCATCGACTGTGCTTCATAGGCGCCTCACGTAAGGACAGCGCCATGAATGACGAAGAACCGCATCATGATGATGCAGCAAACGAGGCACGTGAAGATGCCTCGAAAGAGGACGCCGACATCTACTTCTTCAATCCATGGGATCGGCATCTCAAGGAAGATTTCAAAGCCGCGATGAATAAATTCGAATTCCGTGCCGTCTGACGTTGGCTTCTCCGGGCCTGTAGGGACGCACTTTTCCTGTCCGCAAACGAGTAGGATTTTGAATATGAAGTTCACGAAGCTCAGCCGCACCGAAGGTAAGGGTAGCGTTCTGCTAAACGGCCACCACGCCGTCGCAGTCTACCAAGCCCAAGGGCAGACCATCATCCGCACCACCGCAGGCGGTGAAAACGCCAGTTTCGTCGTTAGCGAAGACGCAACAGACGTGATCGGTCATCTCACTAAGGCAGGCTGCACTTTCGTCGAGCTCACTCGTGTGAAAGATGCCAAGCCACTCTACCTCAACGCTTCGCAGATCGTTGGCGTGTATGCGCGCCAGCAGGGTTTCACAACCGTCCGCACGACGGCCGCCGGTGACCATGCCGAGTACGTCGTGCCTGAGACGCCTACCGTCGTCGAAGGCAAACTTAGCGAGGCGTATCAGACAGCGAGGGTGTCGACCCCGGTCTCAATGATCACCGGTATTCTGAAGACGCCGAAAGCACGGTCTGCTGCGAGAACTGCGGCGATGTAGATGTATTCGGGTGAGCCTCGGGTTATTCGAGGTCCCCAGAAGCCGTGAGGCTTCCGCGACGGCGTTGCTGCCGCCATAGATCCAGACTTCATCGGCGAGATGCTCCTCTCTGGCATCTCGCCGATGCGTTTTGATCCCAAAGTTCAGGCGATACCGAAATACGGCTTGGCGGCAGCCACGAACTCGTTGAACAACGTGGGCGCATCGGCGAGCACGTTGCTGTCTACGCCGATGAAGCGCCCGCCGTCGCCGTAGAAGGACCGGGTAGACGACAGAGCGTCGACGCTGCCGATGCCCACGCGCTTGTCCTGCGAAATGGTCGGATTGCCCGCGTCAGCCGTTGATGTCGCGACCGTCGTTCCGTTGATGTTGATGCTGTGGCTGTCGGTGGCGTCATCGCGCGCGAAGGTGAAGATCGCCCCGGTATTCGAGGCCGGCAGGTTGGCTTGTGCGACCGTCGCGCCGCCAATCGTCGACGTCGTGGAGAAGGAGAGCGCGCCCGTCGTCGGGGCGATGCGAGCCCAGACCGTCGGCGTGGTGCCGTCATAGACCGAGAACAGCGCGCGGGATGTGCCTGTCGTCGTATCGCGCACTGCCGGAGCCAGCGTCCCGATGTAGATCAGGGTGTAGGACTTCGACGTCAGCCCTCGCATCAACTGGATGAGGAAGCCGACCGAGCCGTCCATGCGCAGGCAACGGCGGTTATTGAGGAAGGAACTGGCCGGCAGGGAGAACCCGTTGCCGTCAGCACCGAGGCGCGCGCCCTTGCGGTCACGGCCAAGGAAGCCGGAACTGATGGCGAGGCGCGCCGGGTCGATGTCGAACAACAGGCCAGGCAGGGCAGCGATCGCCTTATCCAGAGTGGTCATAACGATCTTCTTGGCGCCGGGCGCATCAAGCGCCACGTCGACAACCTGATATCGGTCTTGGAGCATGGTGATCCCTTTTTAGGTCGTGACAGGAATGTTGCCGGCGGCAAGCCAGTTGTAGCGGTTGCCGTAAGCGTTGGAGCCGGGCGTGCTGTCCCGGAAGCAGGCCCGCGGACCAGTGGCGGGGCCGCCGGGATTGTTGGCGACGCCGTCGAGCGCGATGTAGAGGTTTTCGGCCGAGGGGCTGCCGGGGTCGCCGGACAGCGTGACGGTGATTGTCGAGCCGGAGGCGGTCACGTCGGAAATCGTGCGGGCAACGCCGCCGGTCTGGACGTAGCGGAAGCCGTATTTCAGGCCAGCAATCGCACCGACATCCGCGCCGGGGTCCGTCACGAGCGTGGTGTCTCGGACGATCGGCGCGGTCGGAACATCGCAGGTAAGCGTGATGGTGGCACCGCTTCGGACAGCGGACGTCACGCGCAGGCAGGAAGGCTGGCTGGCTTTAGCCCTGATTTCCGCGCCTGCCTCCATGTCGCCGAGCTTGTAGGACTCCTCCGCCTGGAGATGGATGCCATCAGAGATCGTCGCGAATGGATACCGAGGGCCCGTCAAGATGATCTTGCCGGGGTGCTCTGCCGCCGCTGCTGCCTGATCTGCCGGAACCCATGAGAAGGCGTTGCCATAACTCGGGGCAGTGAAGTTCGCGAGCTGCGAGACGAAGAGCGGGGCTTGACCATGACCGGGCACAATGGCCTGAACCGCGGTCGTGATGTCGCTCTGCAATTCGACCAGATACCCCTTGTAGATTCCGCTGGCTGCCGCCCGGTCTGCCTCGCCGTGGACGAAGTGGACCTTCACCTCCATCTGCAGCCCGAGCGCCTGGCACATGATCCATGCTCGTCGGATACCCAGAAGCATATTGTTGAAGGGAACCGTATCCTTCTTGATGTTGGCGTAGGACTGGCCCCCTACCCCGTTTGAGGCGAGGAGAATGGCCTCGTTCGAGGGGTACGAGGCAGCAAGGCGGATCGCCATGCCCGATGCCGGCGTTTCGCCAGCGTTGCCGTCGGTTCGCTCGTATGCATCGACCCAGCTCTTGATGTTGTCGCGCGGCAGCGGCGTTGTCGCGTAGTTGCCGTCCTGCGAGGTGCCGAGCGGGCGAATGCCACCGTTCGGCATGACGACGCGCCCCGGCAGGAAGGCCGAGGTGGTGATAGCTGCGCCGGTCGCGCCTCCGGTCGAAAGCGACTGGCCGTAGTAGACCTCGTAGATGACCTTGGTGAAGCCGGGTGTAAGCGTCGTGTTGGCGAGAAGGTCTTCCGCCACCGACGTGACGGTGCTGCCGGTAACCATCTTGTAGACGGCGTTGGTGCCCTGGATCTGGACTGCTACGGGGACAACCTCCCCGAAGGTCAACTGGATGACCCGATCCGTCAGCGCCACCGCATTGCCGCTGCCGTCGACGTAGGCGGCGGCGTTGTCGATTTTCGCCGTGGAATCGTAGAACGGGCCGATCATGAAGGCGCTGTCGTAGGGCTTGCCCATGATCACAACGCCGTTGGCGTCGATAATCGCGGCTTCCCAATATTCATCCGTGATCAGCGACGAGGGGCGAGCCCAGATGGTCCCTTCGTGCTCGAGCGCGAGGATCGGCACGCCGCTGGCGTCAGCCCACAGAACCTTTGCGTAGCGTTCGTCCGTGAACACCTGACCGAACTGCGACTCCAGCTTTGCGTCAACCGCCTTCGGCGTCACGGCCTGCGTGTCCACGCTCTTGTCGAGTACGGTCTTTGTCGTCGCCTTCCCAACCGTGATGACTGGGTCGCCAGAGATTGGGCCGCCACCCGTCGCAAGGCCTGCCCCGGTCACCGTCTTGGCGACGATCGTCGACACATCGCCACTGAGGGCGAACGGAAGCGGCGTGGTGCCAAGGTCAATCGGGCCAGGATCCGAGCAGGTGTATGTCCTGCCGGCGTTAGCCCCTTCGTTGACGTAGAAGGTCGCGCCAAGGAGTTCGTCGCCGGAGTTGGCGTCGTCGGAGCGGATGGGAGTACCGGAGGCCTGCACAACCCGAATGCCGTTCGTCGTGCTATCGGTCTGGCCGATGGTGGCGATGCGGTTGCCAGTCGCCAGTGTCAGCCCCTGCACCACGGCGCCGTTGACGAGGGTGGTCAACGTGACATTCGTGGTGATGGCAATGCGCACCGGGTCTTTCAATTGGCGGCCGGTGGAAACAATGGACGCGATATCGCGGATGGCTTCATCGACGCTATCAACAAACGTGAAGATGTCGTCCTGATCAGCCTTGTTGAAGCCGCTTGCCGACACGCCGTCCAGGACGAATTTCCGCCAGGCATAGCGGCCCAGCTGAGCGATGAGGCCCATTGTATTCTCCATGATGTTGGTAAAAGCGACCGGTCAGACGGTGATGAGGTTTGGCAGCAGTCTTTGCGGACCTTCGACGCCAGAAATGTTCTCTGGAATGACGTAGATGTCCCACTGGCCAGCTGTCGCTTCCTCCCCGCTCTTTGCGAAGAGGTGGAAGTTGTCTACCTTGCCGGCAAAGGTGCTTGTCTTGTTGATCCCGGCGCGGTTGTTACCCGCGACCGCAACTACTTCGCCAAACCGCCAGCCATTGGTGAAGCTTGAACCGGAGACGTTGGACCCACCGGAAAGCCGTGCCTGAAGGACGCCGGCGGTGACATCACTGCCTTGCGCCGCATATCGGTAGGTAGCACCAGGTGTGAGCGTGACGGCCTGGTCAATCACCGAATTGACACCGGCAACGCCGTTGGCTGCGCCCGCCGTAACCGACCATCCAGTTCCTGCCGTCCACGCCGATGGATTACTGAAGCCGGGATCAGTGATCATTTCGGCGCGAGTTCCATCCCCGTGTAGGAATGCGACTGTGGTGGCGATAGGCACATCCGCCCGCGCCAGAAGGTGGGTAGTCTTGTTGAGCGCCGCGCCGGCAGGGACACGGTAAATGGCGACGCGCCTCAGATGTGGGTCGTTCTTCGTGACGATCGTCAGGGCGACCGTTCCAAGTTGCACAAGCCCACCAGTAGCCGAAACGCTCCCGAGGGCAACAGGCGCGGTGGTGTCGATGTGGACGGTCACAGGCGTGGTGGAGTTCTGCCAATCTTGCGTCTTACCGGCGGCGATATTCCGAATGCGCCAGTCGTAAGCGCCACCGTCTGCCACCGGAGCGAATTTGGCAGTATTGGTGTCCTGCGTGACAGCCGCGGCACTCCATTGGTTTGTACCGGCCGGGGACACCTCAACCTGTTGGGCATAGCTGTCCGGCAATACGCCGGATGCGGCCTCCCACGCAAACGAGAGCACTGGGGCCGAGTTATTCAGCAGTTCGACCGTCACGGTTACGTCGAGCAGTACGTCGTCGACATTCGAAGGCAACTCCGGCGGAACAACGATCTGCTCCTGCTCGTCGATGGCGGCGTTCCACGCAGTCGCCCCGGTGCGATAGACGACATACGGGGCAGAGACCTTCATGGTGTTGCCATCGTAGCCCACGCCCTCGGAGGCGCAGGCAACGCGCTCGAATGCGTCTTCGGGCGACAGGTCCAGCGTGAAGACATAGTCCTCGAGCAGGTCGAGTGCTTGCGGCCCGGCCGTGAGCGACCCGATGAAATCCGGATTCCCTTCGTAGACCGCCAGCTTCCCGATGCGCATCGCCTGAGTGGGAGACGGGCAGAGCGTTGCGGAAACCGGCTGCGGATATTCCCGGCCATCCTCTGCAATCAGATCATAATGCGCCCAGCGGACCTCGTTGGCCTTGTAGTTCAGGGCCGGCTCCACATAGCTGATCTTGGCCACGTTGAACTGCTTCTGAAGACCGCGGCCGCCTTCCATCTGGACTTCGAGGTGGTCGCCGTTCTTCGCTCGGAGAGCGATCCCGGGCGTGCTCCGCATCTTGCGCCGCACGGCGATCTTGCCCTGCGGATTGAAATAGACATCGGCATTGCAGACGGTAGAGAGTGCCAGGATGCGGGCCTCGTTCTCCCCATCCAGCATGATCACACCGCCCACGCGATATCGCTTTTCTGTCCCGCCAGCCTTCAGCGCCACGGCCTCGTCGCAGTGGTCTGCAAACGTCGCGAAGGATGCGAAGTCGACGTCGTCGGTGCTGGAAGGCAGCAGGCCGTATACGTCCATGACTTCGGTGAGGAGGCAGCAGCCGGCGTTTTCGGAGAAGCCGTATGCGCTGGTTCGAGGATCCCAAACGCGTGACGCGCCGTCGATGACCATCTGCAATGCTGGCATGTTGTTCGGATATACGTCAGCCAGCTTCTCCTGCGGCACCTGCTCAACGATCTGCAGGGCCATCACGCAACCGCGATGCCGGAAGGGGGTAAGCGGTGTGTTGAGCTCTGGAAAAGCCGCCAGAAGTTCAGCGAAGGGCTCGTCCGTCATGAGCCCCTTCGTCGTCAAAATCTGTACGCGCGAACGATCGCCGACACTGTACTGCTCCTCCTCCACGAAGCCGTTTTCGTCGAGCGTGATCGGCTTCTTGTCCAGGCGGAAGGAGACGAAGTCCTCAATGGGGCCCTCGCAGATGTAGTGCAGGATGTAGCTTTTCTCGCCGCGTCGAAAGCCAAAAACAATGATCGAGCCCACCAGTGCTCGGCCATATATCCGGCGCCTCGCTGAGATCTCCTGCCTGATGTTCGTCTGAACGTCGGACGGCTGCGGCGCCGCCGGCTTCTTCTGAAGCAACAGGTTGAGCCCATAGGCACCGGCGGCCAGAAGCAGCTGCCCGAGCCCGGACCCGAGGAAGCCTGCGAGGCCTACGAGGGCGTTGGACACCCATATCGGCGCACCAAGCTGGAAGAGGCCAAGCGCGACCACTCCGAGCGCCTGCGGCATGCGGAGGATTTTCGGGCCGACATTGTTGCCGTCCCAGTTGAATTGCGGTTTCACTGCAGCCTCATGTCCCAGATGATTTCGGGTGCGCTTCGAGTGAGCCGGACGCCACGCGTCCCGGCCCGCAGCACCCACATTGAGCCGGTGCAGATCATTCCCAGGTGCCAGTCGTCCACGGACAGCAGCCCCACGTCTCCGCGCGCTGCTGGACTTCCGATCCTCGGCGTGCCCAGCGTTTCCGTCACGGCGACCACGGCACCACCAGCGGCCGCCAGAAGCGCCTTCGCTTCAGCTTCGCAGGCGTACGCGCCGCGCCAGCTAGACGGAGACGTGCGGCCGCATCGTTCCGTCCAGCCGAGGAGGAAGAGTAGGCAATCGCCGTTCTCCTGCCCCCAGGCGAAAGGCTTCGACTTCTCGTCTTCAATGTAGAGATCGAGCAAATCAGTTGCCGGCATCGAACAGGTTGAGCGTTTGGTCGACCATGCGCTGGACGTACATGAAACCGGTAGAGCCCGGGTCGCGCTGCTGCTGATCACTGTTCGTCACCATGGAGTTTGCCGACCGGCGGCGGCGAGAAAACCAGTCTTCCAACAGGAGCGATATTTGCCGGGACGATGCGCCACTCTTGGCCAACCGCAGCTTGTCCCCAATCCCGGTATAGATATGGAAGCGAGGGTCGAGGGGTTCGAAGTTCCTGTCGTAGAACTGCCCCCAGAAGCGGAAGCGGCGGCCTTTGATCTGGCGCTGCTCCTCCTCGAAGAACCATTCCTTGATCTGGGCGCTTTCCGCATTGAGCGAGCAGGTGACCTGGCGGGAAGCGCCGATCTTGGACGCCCCGAGGTTGGAAACAGAGGCCAGCCCCTGCATCCCCCGCCACTGGATGGCTTCCTTCTGGCCGTTCGTCCCGCGGCTGACGAGGACGCCGCCCTCGTTGTGAACATACATCGTGCCGGAAACAAACTGCAGCTCAGCAAGCACCACGCAGTGCACGCGATTGCCGCGAGCTGCCACCTTGATCGTCTGCGAAAACATCAGTCCACATCCTCGACAAGGCGGGTCAGATCCTCGACGAACTCCAACGAGAATTCGCCGTAGTAACCATTCACCATCGCCTCATAGCCCGGCCCGCTTGTGATGCAGGAGCCGACGAACTTCGGCGCGAGAGAGATGACGGAGCCTGTAGACGCGGCCTTGCGCAAGACGGGCGAAATCTTCAACCGCTGCTGCCCGCTCTCCACCCACGCGCCGGCGATACCATAGACGAAACCATCGATCGACACCGCGCAGCCGGCGGGCAACGGGTCGTCTTCGCTGACATAGATGGTGCGAGCGTTCAGCGCGGCCGCTGCGCTGAAGGTCGTCTCGCGCGTCGGGATGGCATGGCCAACTCCGGTTTCATACATGGCGCCCGTCGCGAACGGGATGCCGTTGGGATACTGCAGCCGGGCATTCCGGGCCGTGTCCGTATAAGGCCCGTCGATGCCGTACCGGTCCGGAATGGCGATGCGGACCAGGGAGGAATCCGCTTCCATGTTGAAGAAGAAGGCTCGCAAGGTCCGCACGCTGGCCTCGTCATGCACCAGCACGTCGAACTTCAACCGCCACTGCGCCCCGGCAACGCCCGGTGACCGCTGCATCCCATTCGTCGCTTCGTGCTTCGGCCGCGTGAGATAGAACGGTGCCACCGCGGGGTTGCGGATCTTCAGACTGGAGGCGGGAAAATCGATGATATCTATCATGTCCCGCCCTAGCCTGTTCGTTCCATCACATCGCCAATCCGACCGGGAATGACGTTGCGGTCATAGTGCTCGACTGCGGACTGGGCCGCCTGCACCGATGTCTGCTCGATGCGCGCCTTGATCACGCCGCCGTCATCGACGAGAACGCCGCGGACGACGAACTCCTGCGGTCCTCCGCCACCGGCCAGGGTTTGACCCGGCTTGGTAATATCGACCCGCTCGTTCGGTGATTTACGGAATGCGACCAGCTGGCTGTCTATCCCGCCAGAGCCTCCGGGCAAGATCGTGCCGCCCCGCGCAAAGCCGCCGAACAGGCCGCCCAGGAGGCTCGAGACAATCCCGCCAAAGCCGCCGCTGCCTCCGATGCTTGAGCTGAACGAGGAAAGAGCGGTCTGCGCGATGCTGCTGAGGGCGTCGATCGCCACATCTCGCCAGTCCTTCGTGCCCTTGATGACCCCGGCGAGCGATGAGCCGATGCCGGAGAAGGCATCCTCGATACCGGACCCGATGTCGGACCCGACCTTCTCCATACCTTTGAAGGCGCCCTTGACGCTCGAAGCGGCTGCGTCTGCCTTGCCGGCGACATCCGTGCGCATTGCCTCGATGCCGTTGCCGAGGCCTTCCATGATGTTCGTACCAACCTCCTCCATCACGCGGGACGGAGAGTGGATGTCAAAGGGGCTCTTGAACCAGCCGACAATGCTGTCGCCCAGTCCCGTGACGTTCGATTTCAAGATCTCCCACTTGGCTTGAATGCCTTGCCAGAGCCCGTCGATAATCTGCTCGCCGATCTCGATCATTTTGGCGGGGAGCGCGAGAAAGACAGTGACGAAGTCAGCCGCAAACTGCGTCACCTTGTTCTTGATCTCATCCAGCTTCCCGGCCAGCGCCTCATAGAGCCCGGCGCCGATCTTCAGGAGCTCGACATGAAACTTCACGAAGATCTCAGCCGCGCGCTGAATTTCCGGCCAAAAGGCGACCACCGCAGCCGTCAATGCGGCGACGCCGGCAATAGCCGCGGCGACAGGCACGCCAATGGCGGCGATCGCGGTGACGAGCGTACCGACCACCACGACAACGGGCCCGATGATTGCCACCAGGCCGGCGACAATCGTGCCCCACTTCAGGATTTCCGGGTTGGTCGCGGCGAGCGCGGTCATCCACTCCGCCAGCTTGGTGACGAATGCCGTGACCGTCTCGAGCAGTCCGCTCTCGGCGATCGCGATCTTCAGCTCGTCGAAGGCGCCGGCGAGCTTTTCCATCTCGCCGTTAAAGCCCTTCATACGAGCCGCGGCCTGTTCGTCGGCAATCCCGGCGCGGTTGATCTGGTCGACCATCGCGGAGATACCGGCGGCACCTTCATTGCCGAGGGCGATGGCAGTGCGGAGAGCGTCCTGCCCGAAGATCGTATTCAGCGCCTCGCTGCGCGCCTCATCGCTAAGCCCGGAAAGGGCGACCTTCAGCTGCTCGGCGATCAGCGGCAGAGATTTCATCTTGCCGTTGGCGTCAAAGAACTCGAGGCCCAGCTTTTCGATAGCCGCCGCCGCAGCGTCGCTCTGCGGTACGAGGCGCAACAGGAACGTCTTGAACGACGTGCCGGCATCGGATCCGCTGTTGAACACGTCCGAAGTTGCCGCGATCGCAGCATTGAACTCGGTCAGTTCTACACCGAGCGAACCGGCCACGCCTCCCGCCTGCCCAAGAGCCAGCGCATAGTCATCGAAGCTGAACTGCGAAGCGAGCGTGACACCGGTGATCTGGTCGACGATCGGCGCGAGGTCTTTGGCTTCCTTGCCAAACTGCGCCATCACGTTGGTCGCGACATCGGCGGACCGGGACAAGTCCCCGCCCGTGGCTTCGGACAGTCTGATTGCAGCCTGGGCCGCGCCGTTCAGAATGTCCTTCGCGGGAAGGCCGTTCTTCGCCAGCATCTCCAGCATGTCCGCGGATTCGGATGCGGACTTCGAAGTGGTGCGGCCGAGGTCACGGGCGAGCTTTTCCAGCGCCTCGAACTCTGCGCCGGTCGAACCGGTCGCCGCGCCGACTCGGTTCATGGCCGCCTCGAAATCGCTCGCCGTCTTCACGGTGAGCGCGCCGAAGCCCAGGATTGGTGCAGTCAAAGACAGCGACATCGTCTTGCCGATCGACTGCATCGAACTGCCGATGCCCTTTAGGCTCCGCATGGCGTCTGCGAGGCCCTTGTCGAACATGGCGGTATCGATGCCGAGATTGACCCGGAGCGAACCGATAACCGCACTGCCAGCCATTTAGGACTTCCTTTTCCTCGACCCCAGCCAGGACCGCGTTACCGCTTCAAGTTCCTGGGGTGTCATCTGCCGCTTGACCTTCTCCGGGGCGAACGTCAGTTCGGAGAGCGCTGCCATTTTCTTCTGTCGTGACAGCGCCGCGATGTGCCAAGCCATCCAGGCGCGATCGTTGTGTTCGCGCTTCAGCCTGCTTGCGGCGCCGTCGAGGATGACGGCGATTTCTCGCAGCGTGAGACGCCAGAAATGCGAAGGATCCTGACCGCTTTCCACCCATGATTTGAGCAGACCGAGCGGGTTCAGCCCTTCGCCTTCCGAGGGTTTGTCGGGGCGCCCTCCGCCGGCGCCGGGAACGCCAGCTGGAACGCCTTGCCGATCACCGCCATGACATCCTGAACGCCAGCGGCATCAATCACGTCGCCGGCGGACTTAAGGTCAATTTCGGGGTGATGATCCCGGGTAGCGGCCCACACCAACGCACGGACCGTGCCGAGCCTGATCTCCTCGGGCTTGCCGAGGGTGGTGGCGATCTGGGCGATGGGTTGCCCCAGTTGCTCCTCCAGCTCGCAAAGTGCGTTGATGGAGAAGCTGAGCGTATATGCTCGCTCGGCCGCCTGCAGGGCGACCGAGCCGCGGACGGGATTGGCCATTTAAGCTGCCTCGCCCCAGGTTTCTTCGCCGGAAACGGCAACCGTGATGGTGGCTGTCATGCGATCGTCGACGGGGATGTCCTTCTCGTAGCCGGTAATCGCCGCATCGTAGGAGACGGTGACGCCATTCGGGAATTCGATCTCGTGCTGGACGGTCTCGCCCGACGCCATGAGCGCGCGCAGAAGCTCGTCGGTGGCGTTACCCGGCACCCAGTTGATTTCGAACGAGGCCTCGCCGGTGTCGATCAGGCCGGCGATATACTCGCGGCGGCGGCCCGGGCTCTGCATGTGCGTCGCGTCGATGCGATCCGCCGTGGCCGCGCCGGGGGTGACCGTGATCACCTCCGCGATGTCGACGAGAGCGGGCGTGGTGAGGCTGGCATCCCAAATGCGATACTTGGTGCCGTAGCCGATGCGGGCGCTTGTCATGGTGTTATCTCCTGTGAGGATTGATGGTGGATGATGAGATCGACGGAAACGCGAAACAGTGGTGTGACCTCCCCCGCGTCGCTGGCGGATAGGTCGCGTTCGGCATCGACGAACACGCCCTGGAACATGCCGCCGGAATGACCGGATATGGCCGCTATCAGCGCGCGCGCCGTCTTCTTTGCCGTCGTATAGGTCTCTGCGTAGACGTCAGCCTGCACCCTGCTGGCGGTGTAATCGGAGGCGCCTTGCATGTGGTAGAACGGCACCCCGTCGATGCGCTGAAGAACAACGTAGGTACGGCCAGCGACAGTCTGTGGTTTACGAACCCAGTAGACCCGCGGCCCTGTCAGTGCAGCGAGAGCGGGCGCGCCCAGCAGCAGCGCGATAAGCGCCTCTTCCATGCTACCTCCCCCTCGCTGCTCGCTTGGCAAGGCGCTTCGCGGTCCTCTCGATCTCGACCCACGTCATGTTCGCGATCGTGTCGAGTACCTTCGCCTTGTTCTGATCCCACGCCGGCCGCATGAACGGCTGGGCGACATGGCCAGGCCCCGTGCCGAATTCCTGCAGGTGCCCCGCCGGGTTCGGTCCAGGGCCGACGAACATCTCAACCGGTGCATCTTTCTTGTGGATCTTGCTCTGGCGGCCCGACAGCTTAGGGCTGACGTCGATGCTCTCTGCGAGATGCCCCTGATCTCTTGGCACCATTCCACGCGCGGCCCGAGCAACCGGCTCGCCCGCCTCTTTGAGCGTGCGTCGCAGAACCGCCTTTGCGTTCGCCGTCGGCAATTCCTTGAGAGCGGCTTCCAGCTCTTTCAGGCCGTCGATCCTTACCGTGACGCCGCGGCTTGCCATCAGTTGTTTTCCTTGACGGCAGTGATCTCGATAAACCGATTGCGCCCCTCTGCGGCTTCCTTCGTGCCTTTGATGTTCCAGATCGCACCGTCGTGGAGGATTTGATCGCTCGGCGTGATGGTCTTCGCCAAGGCGGACGACCGGATGGTGAAGTGCGTCAAGAGATAGGCGCCGATCTGCTCAGCGCCCAAGAGCTCCGTTTTCACGACGTCGGAACCGTCACGACGACGGGCCCAAAGGGTGGCGACATTCGCCCACGTCTCGACCGGTTCGTTGAACTCGTCATAGACGGTGGTCGCCCGCTGGATGGTGATGCGGCGATCAAGATTGCCTGCCTTGATCATGCCAGTGTCGGGTCCCTACGCCCGCGCAATAGGTTTACGACCGGTTCAGAAAGAGGCTGCTCCGTCTCATCCCACAAGTTCCGCGCGACCATGAGCGCCGCCGCTTTGACATCTTCCGGAGCTTCCGCCTCGGTCCATGGGTCGTCCTCCCGTTTGACGTGGCGGAGGATGATTGTGGATGCGCGATCGGCGAGCTTCTGGAACTGTGAGGCGAGAGGGTCTGTGATTCCTCCATCTTCATCCCGCTCCAGATCGAGCCGAAGTTGAAAGTCGAGATCGTCGAGAGTTATCAAAGCCATCAGCTTGCCCTCGCGGGGATGCCGACACGGACGGGCTCTGCCCGCTTCGTCTCCTTCACCGTACCGTCTTTGCCATCGCGGCCGCGCTTGACGGACAGGCGCCACTCGTCTCCGTCATCGGGCTTGACCGCCGTGTCCTTTTGCGCGATCCAGAGGCTACCGCCCCAGGTCACGGCATCGCCGGCCTTGTACCCGCTGCCTTCGCGATAGACGCCCCGATCAATGACAACAGGCATGGCGAACGAGAACTCCTTGACGCGCTCGCCCTTGGTGAATTTCAGTGTGATCGTCTTCTCGCCGTCATAGGACACATCGAGGTCGTCGAATCCGACCGCGTCCGCACCCGGCTTACCCGGTTCGCCGTCCTTGCCGACGAAGACACCGAGATCGCGCGTGGTGCCATCGCTCATCACAGCGACAAGCCGACCACCTTCCGCGCGAAACATCTCCTTGACGTCCAAGCCGTCCCTGCCGGGCTCTCCGTCCTTCGGCTTAGGAAGCTCGCTGACGCGCTTCTCGACCTCAGAGGCAATGAGAGGGGCGATGTCCTCGACCGTCACGCTCTTGCCGTCCTGCGGGGCGGGAATATCCGCTACCGCCCGACTGACTGCTTCGTCCACCAGACCGGCAACATCCGGCAGATCGGGGAGTGTGGGAATTTCGGGAATATCGATCGCCTCAACCGCGGCCTTGACCGCTGCGAGATCCGCCGACAGGTCCACCGGCGCCGGGAGAGCTTCAATCCGTTTCTCCATGGCATCGAGACGAGCAGCGACCGCCGCCAGTTCTCTCTCCAGATACCCCTTCACCACGCTGACGATCTCAGCGCCAAAGGCCTTGCCATCGAAGCTCATCAGCGAAGTCCTTTGAGAATTTCCACCAAGGCGGCGCGTGCCTCAGCCTCGGTTGCGTTATCGTTGGCGGGTTCGACCGGCTCCACAGGGGCGGCCGGCGTCGTGCCGAACGGATCGGCTTGCGCATCCCGCTTGGCGAGAGCTTCCAGGCTGAAGTTCTGCTGCTGCAGCATGGGGCTGTCGCCGCCCGGCTTTGGCTTAAGCTCGATCTTCCTCCGCTGCTCGTTCGGAGACATGATGCCCTTGGACTTGTCGAGCACTTCCATCTGCGTGACGCTGTCCATGCGCAGGAGGTTATCGGTGTCGAATTCCGTCCCGATGGTTTCCCCCATGCCAAGGCCCTCATCCAGGCACAGTTCGATGCTCTCCAGCAGCACCTGAAGGCACTGCGAGTAGTATTCGACGTTCAGCGACTGAATGTTGTTGTAGCTCGGCATGGTGCCGACGCTGATCTTGTAGGGCGGTACGTGATAGGTCGAGCAAACGACCTCGGCAGACCATTTCAGCTGTTCGATGAGCTGGGAATCCGTCGCCTTCGCCTTCATCCCCTCGTACTTCAGGCCGTCCCCGAGAACCGCGACCTTGCCGGAGTTCTTGCCGGAGAAGTTCGTATCCCAATGCGCCTTCAGCCGAGCCGCGGTTTCATCCGTGATGGCGCCGGGAGCAGTCAGGATACCGCCAGGCTGGGCACCGTTCTGGAAGAACAGGGCGCTGTCATTCTGGATCGCGAGACCCTGCATCGCGGCGAGGCCTCCAGCGAAGATCGGAGACAAGCCGACGAGCGGATGGAAAAAGCAGTTGAACCGGTCGTGGATGATCTCGCGGGCCGGGACGATGATGCTGTCCTCAACCCCGCCAAGCGGATCCTTGCTCAACTGATAGAAGACGCTGCCATCGTCGGACACCAGAGGCGTCACCAGGGCCGGGTCCAGCACATAGAGCTTTACCACTACGCCGCGGCCGTCGCGCTGCTTCAGCACATAGGCGTTACCGCGCTGCAGCTTCGACAGAACCCACGCTTCCATGAACTGGATGCGGTTCTGAAAATCGTTCGGCTTCCGCAGCACCGGAGAATAGGCCGGGTTGCTGGTCTCGCTCCAGATGCCGTCGCTGTCCTTCGCCACGAGCTTGATGCGCAGCTTCGAAATGTCGGAAGCGATCAGCGTCCGGCAGGCAAAGTCAGCGTGATTGGACAGTACGGAATCGTACCGAACTTCAACGTTCTGCTGCCAGGCGCCGGCATAGGATTCGAGGACGCTCCACCAGCCACGGCGACCGCTGCTTACGGGCGCCATAGCTTTCTCGGTCGGCCCGGCCCGGTTTATGTGGAGGCCAAACAGGCGCATTTGTCAGTCCTTCGCTTCGGCGATCTTGGCAGCGAGGGTTTCCTCGTCCCAGCCATGGAAAGGCCGCTTGCCGACCTTCTCCTGGTATTCCGCCCGCAGGGCCGTGAGGCTGTCGGATGCTTCCTGCTTCGGGCTGCCGCCCTTTCGTCCGTCGCTATCGTGGTCGAGCGGGTCAACCACTTCGGCGGCGGTCATGTCGCGACGCTCATAGCCGAGCTTTCCGAGGATGTTCGCAAACCGGGGATCTCGGGCGCGAAGGGCGCGGGTCATATAGGAATGGCTTTTCATGATGCTCTCCTTCGGTTCAGAAGAAGGGCGAGCCGGAGCCCGCCCCTCACGATGAGCCGAAATCAGGGGGTTTCTACAACCGGATCGCCCCAGGTAATGTTGTCCATCCACGCGACGGCGGAAGCACAACGGCGTGCCCAGTTGATAGTCCGCTCCGCACGGAACGCCACGCTGTTCGTCTGGAACATCGAGACGAGTTCGGCGGGTGTCGGCGTGTCGGAGTTGTGAGTCGGCGCGCTGTCCATCTCGAGCGAGGCTTCGGTCGACATGGCGATGTCGACGCCGCCCTCGTCAGCAACCCAGATATCCTCGGCATTCACCAGAGCGACATAGTCGGTCAGGTAGTTGGACACGACGACGGGCAGCTCGAAGAACGTGCCGCCCTGCATCGTGATGCCGGGGAATTCACGCTGGCCAAGCGGGTTCAGCATCATCATGAGCCGGAGAGCGTAGGTCGCGGACATAACCCACACGCCGGACTGCAAGGCGTTGTTCGCCGCCACGAAGGCACCGATCAGAGCCTGCACGTCTTCACGAACGCCATCAGCGCCAGTTGCGGTGCTGTTGGCCGTGGCCGTCACTCCGTTGAGGATCGAACCGGGACGCACGCCCGCAGACGGTGCGTTGGTCGGGTCGATGAACGACAGGTCCGAGCGCTTCGCAATGGCTTTGGCCAGCGAGTTGCGGATCAGAACGTCGGACGACGGCGAGCTGTCGCGGATCAGTTCCATCGTCTGAACGGCGATGGTCGCGATCTTGAGCGGGTTCAGCTCGGTACGGCCGGCCGTCATGCGGGTGAGCGGCTTCGCCTTACCTTCACCAACCCACTGCGCATCGGTTTCCGAGGCTTCGCTGATGAGCGGGACACGGAAGGGGATGCGGGTGAGCGACGGAATGTTGCCGGTGCCGAAGCGGCCGAGCACAGTCATCGGGCGAAGGAACTCGACGAAGTCAGCAAAGCCGCCCTCGTTGCCGATCAATTCGCTCGTGTTGCTGGTCGTCATTGCCGAGACGGCTGCCTTGACGATGTCGATCAGGTCCGGGTCAGCCTTGCCATACAGCTGCTCGGCAACGCCGACGATTGGCTGGTGGGTCTTGGTCGAGATGGCAAGGCACTTGGCATAGCGAGCGAAGCGGATGCCCTTGTCGGGCTCGTTCGCCTTGATCTGGACGCCGTTGCGCAGCGCAGTGCCGAGGTCCGCCGTCTTGATCTGGTTGGCGACGACCGGCTTGGCCGTGGCGGCCTGCATCTTCTCCATGGTGCGGAGGCGCTTCAGGTCGCCATCGATGGCTTCGACTTCCTGGGATAGCGTGTCGAATTCTTCCTGTTCGGCCTCGTCGGTCGAACGGCCTTCGTCCATGGACTTCTGCATGACTTCTGCCATGCGCGCGGACTTGGCCTGCCGCGAGGCTTCCAGCGCCGCGATCTGTTCAGCAATGGTTTTCATAGCTGGGTTTTCCTTCAGAGAGAGATTGATGGAGTGCTTGGATTTTCCCGTGGCGCCGGGAGAGGCATCGGCAGGACGCTCAATGGTGCCGGTCGCGGCGGGAGCGTTCGTGTCGAAGGACTTGATGATCGCGAGGCCGCTCGCGTCCATGTTCTTGATGCTCGTCATGACCGCCTCGGCCTGGGCCGGGATCGTGACGGCGGAGAGTTCGTAGACCTCGGTCTCGGAAAAGCGGATCCCGCCATTCTCGATGAAGCTGTATTCGATGGCGCGGAAGCCGATGGAGACGGCGCGGACCAAGCCGAGCTTGATCGACTGCCACGCTTCATCCACCCGGTCCTTCAGCGTGCCGGGTTCATCGAGCGACGGGAGCTCCGCCTCGAAAGTGATGCCGTCCTTCGTGGGTTTGTCGAACTTCACCGTGCCGATCGGCTTGTGAGCGTCGTGCTGCCAGAGGAACGGCATCGGGTTGTTGAACTTCACCCCTAGGGGCTCGACGACATCGCCCACACGGTCGACGGCCGGCGTCGTGGCAATGCCGCGGATGATGCGCTTTTCCTCGTTCACCGCCTTGATGGTCAGATACGAGTATGCGCGGCGCGTCACAGTCATGACGACCTCCAATTCTGAGAGGGATGTTGGTGGATCAGCCGAGGACCAGCATCTGGTAAGCGGCTTCGCGTTTGACTTCAGGGTTCCGGCTCATCACCGTCACGGCATCGAATAGCGCCATCACGGGGTCGATCTTGGCGTCCCCCGCGTTTTGCTTCGTCGCCCGGATGGCGGTTGCCGTGGGCTCGATCTTCAGGTTCGACACGCACCAGTCCATCAGAGCGGACGGCGCATGCCGAAGGGTGCCGTTCGCGAGCTTGCGTTCGGCGGTCTTGATGGCGTTCATCATGGCGTATCCCTGCGGGGCGCCAACCAGATTGCCTTCCTCTTGCGTGATGCCGGCTTCAGCCAGCGCCTCGATCATCTCGCCCAGGCCGGCCGGGTCGACTGCCACCGAAGCCAGAAGGCCACGGGACTTGATGTCGGTGATGATCTCGATGATTTCCGAGATGTCCTTCAGTTCGTCGTCGACGATCGTCAGAAGGCCCGCCCGCTTGAAATCCTCCAGCTTCGAGGCGATCGACTTGCGCCGCTCGAGCACGCCCTTGTGGCACCAAGCATGCGACCAGGACAGCCAGTCCCGGCTTCCGCGCTCCCGCCCGATTACCGTCATTCCGAAGAGGTCATCGAGACCGCCGCCGTCGATCCCGACCACCGCGACCTCTGAGAGATCAAGCAGCCGGTCCAGATCGAGGCTCGCGTCTCCCCGCATGCTCCAGAAGTCGGCGCCCGGCCACCGATTGGAGCGGAGGTTCATGCCGATTTCGACGTTCAGGTGCTTCGCGAGGAAGGTGTTGCGTGTCTCGCTGTCCTTTGCGAGCTCCTTGACCAGCTCTTCTTCGATCCACTCATGGCTCACCGAGCGCCCGAGGTTCGGGTTCGTGATGTAGAAATTGGCCGGATCGAGATACTTCTCGGCCTCGATCATGGCCTTGGGGAACTCGTAGATCACCCCCAGGCTCTTGCGATCGGCGACATTGCCGTCCCGCACGTCCCGGAAGTAATCCAGCTTCGCCTTGAACACGCCAGCCGGCGGCGCATCGCTCTGCGTCGACAGGTAGATGACGAAGCCTTCCGGCCGCGACACCAGACCGCCGGTCGCCTCGCGGAGCATCGCGTCCGCATTCCCGCGCTTCCCGAAGATCCAGAGCTCGTCGACGAGGACGAACGCAGCTTTCTTGCCGCCGACCGTGTCCGTGTCCGCGGCGACCACCTTCAGCTTCGCGCCCGTCAGCCGGTGCGTGATGGTGCGGAAATTGTCCTGGATGTGCAGCAGGTCCGACAGATCCGGGTCGGCCCGAACCATGTCGGCCGCCGGCCCGTATGAGTTGTTCGCGATTTCGATGGTCGGCGCCAGGATCAGCAGCTCCGCCGAGTGGCGCCAGTTGCGGATCAGCGCCGTCAGCATGATGCCTGCGGCGATCGTCGACTTCGAATTCTTCTTGCTGATCAGGAGGAAGAACTCGCGGATGTTCCGCTTGGCCGTCTCATGGTCATATGCGCCGAAGATGGCGGCGACGAACTGGAACACCCACTCCTCGCAGGCCTCGCCGAAGGTCGGGCTCCCGGGTGCGTCTACGATCTTCAGCGCCTTGAATACCTCGAGGGCGGCCTCGGCCTCTTCCGGGTAGAGCGGATCGAACGGGATCAGGCTTTCACGCCCGACAATCCGGCGCTCCCAGTCGACGCAGCTTGTGTCCCAGGTCACTTATCGTTGCTCACGACCAGCTTAGGGGCGGACGGCGGAGCGTACCGGCCGCCGACGTTCTGCGCGGCCACCTTCTGCTCCTGCTTCTTGCCCATCTTTTCCTGTTTCGGCGCGCGCTTCTCCTGAGCTTGCGACGCCGCCACCTGCTCGATCATCTTGTTCTGCGCCGCGACGTTGCCGCCCATTGCCGAGCGATACCGCGCCATCAGCAGATCCGCCCTCACCTTCGCGGAGCCCCGATCGAGCTCTGAAGAAAAATGCTTGCGCAAAGTGGGCTCCGAAATCCCCACAGCCTCGGCGATCGCTTCGTTCGACATGCCGCCGGCCTTGAGAACCCGCACCTTCTCGCGCTCGTCATCCGTCGGTGCGTACTCTGGACGACCGCTGTTTTTGTTTCCGGCCATGGCTGAATTCACGGTGCTCCAAAAAAAATTGTGCGAATGTGGGGGACGCGGGTGGGGAAAGCACCCGTCTGGCGAGGTTTCGCCTACCCCCCCCTATGACTGGATATGCCCTCATTGACACACAGCGGCTCACCCAGAGGCTTCGACGATGTCGTGCTGTCTCTGCCTATCTGGATCATCAGCGCTCTTGAGCGGCTACGGTTAGAGACTGAACCTTGAGCCCGCAGGGCGTGCGCCTCTTTCCATGTCGGCCTTCATCCTCTCGTATGTCTCCGAGTTGATGGGCCCGTTGACGTGGATCACGCCGGGCTTCTCGGGTGCAGACACGTTGATGCGAACATCGCCGCCCTGCTCGAAGACGATATCCACTGATGCGCCGTACTCGCACGCGAGAGCTACCAGCCTGCGCATGTCTTCCATGTTGGGAGTGCTCATCGCTCTATCCTATGACTGGAGCTGCCGCTCCTGCTTCTGCTTCTCGCTATCGTGGAAGGCTTTGCTCACCGTCTCGATGTTGTCCTCATCCCAGAAGAGAGCAGCGTTGCCGCGGTGCGGTATCTTGTGGTCCGCTACAGGGCTGTTGTCGGCTGGGTATCTGCCAATGCACAGGACGCCTGTCTTCTGGCAGATGTAGGCATCTCGGGCCCAGACCTTGCGGCGCAGCTTCTTCCACCTCTCGGTGCCGTACCACGCGCGCCACGCTTGGGTGCTGTCTCGCTCCCTGTGCCTTGCCTTCTCGTCTCCGGGCATCCTGCCCACCAAGGGCTTGATGGTGCCGACGAGGGGGCGCAGGGTCTTGAGCTTAGCCATCGCTCCATCGCCTCGCCACTTCCATCAGATCCACACCAGCCGCATTGGCATAGGCAGCAAGGGCGAACACCGCGTTCTCTTCCTCCCGCCAATGGGGATAGTGCTTGCCGCTTGCCACGCCCTTCAGCGTTGGGGATGCATCCATGCCGAGGATGTGGGCCAGCAGCGAATGGAGCATGTCGTGCTCGACATTCATTGCCTCGGCGCTGGGGTAGCCGAGACCTTCCGCTATATCGGCTTGGCCTGGCTGCTCTCGGTGGTCTGCGGGAACGAGACCACCATCCGGCAACCGCGTCATGGTGAGGCGCGCTGCGGTGTCCACCGTCACCGTTACCTCGCCAAAGCGGAAGGTTTCGGTCCAACCGGCCATCCCATCCGCCTTCCTATCTGCTGGGTGTGAACTCGCGACAACCATTCGGCCCTACGTTCGATTCGCGGTCTTCCCGCACACCAGACGAAAGGCAAGACAATGACTGACAAATGCGTGTCAATGGGCACTACAGGCCGCGGGCACTGGGTCGCCGTTCACGAAGGCGAGAACCACCGTCTAATCGGCCCTCTTCCTACACGTGCAGAGGCGAACCAGATAGCAGCCGAGGAGAGTGACCGCATCGGCCTCCACGGCATGTATCGCGGGATTCCCTCCAACCGCTAAATACGAAAGCCCACCGCCGGGCTTGATATGATTGCAATGTTGGCACAATGTCACAGCGTTGCCAACACGCCACAGAAAGGTGCTGCGATGGCCCCCGGCAAGAAACCCGTTGACGATCTCATGGACCAACGCGTGGTCGTCATGATGAGCAAAGCCGAACTGGAGATGATTGACGACTGGTCCTTTGCCAATCGTATCCGCTCCAGAGGTGAAGCTATTCGACGCCTTGTTACCGCTGGGATGGTAAAGAACCTCAAGGATATGGAGGACACCCGCGGCTCCCGCTTTGCTCATGAGGGCGGCGATGAGTAGGGAAGCCCCTCAGCTGAAGATTCGCCTTCCGCCAGAACTGAAAGGCCGCATAGAGGCATCAGCCAAGCTAAGCGGGCGAAGCATAAACTCCGAGATCGTTTCCAGACTGCGATCGACATTTGCGGACGACGAAACACAGGACGTCGCCACTCTCCTTCGCGCTGCCCTGTCGATTGTCGAGAACTCCACCGCCGGGTGAACGGGGTGGGCTGAATAGCGCATATCGTAGGTTGCTAAACCTGAGCGAACGGTCGCGGAACGATCGCCGATCATTAGGCGAACTGGTGCAGCGCACTACGTCTTTTGGATGAGGCGGCTTCAGCAAGATCGCCCACACGGTTTGTCGCTGCGGGCACCAGCGCAGCAACGTGCTTGATCGGTGCGAAGGCTACAGCGGCCCAGCCGTAGCCAGTGCTGATATGGCTATGCCATGCCGAGACGACAACTTGCTAAGCGTTCGCCCACCAAAAGCTCATGCTGACGATGACGATCAGCACTAAGATGCCGATCAGTTCGTAATTCGGTTGTTGCGTGCCATCCGCCATCGGAACCTCCGGCCAATTCGGGCGCGGATGCCATGAAAGGTTTACTCGCGCAATCGCTAGGACTACGAGGAGGCATTCATGCGGTTGCAGGCTCGAGCGTTTCTCCCGCTAAACATCCTCACCTTCAGTATAATCGACGTAAATCGTTCCGATCGGTTTGCCGACCCTATCGGTCACGACGTGGTGGCCATCGTCGAACTCGCCCCTCTCAATGCGATCAGCCAATGCCCGAAGCGCGTCAGCAGCCCATTTGTTGTTGACGGCAACCGTGGGGCCCGTGAGCTGAAGCTCCACATCACAGTTCAGGTAATGCGTCAGTTCTCCATCGTCGCTCATCACGTGCGCCCCCTGCTTGATTCCTTGAAGTATAGGTGGGGGATATTCAATGACAAGCGCCGGGGTCATGCGGAAGCGAAGGACACTGCTAGCCCGGGTGGTGCTGCGGAGGCAGGTTCCCGGATAGACATCTTGCGGCAAACCACGGCCCTGGTCAGTGGGCTTCCCAGAGGCCATCACACTGGTCGGGCGAATTGCCCGGTTGAGGCCAACCGTGGAGCCCGGATTCACATCGACCGCCGGAGCGCCGGCTTTCCATCGGGTGACATCCACGAACGCAAATCCGATCTTATCGATTTGCCCGTGCTTTCTCCCTCAATCTGGGCCAACAGTAAAGCGGGGCAGGTCGCCAAGAAGGCGTTGCTCTTGGGAATACTTTCCGCAATTGATTGAAGCGATAGGACTATCCACCTCTGCGCCGTTCGTTTCACCCACGCATTATTTGTCGGATTGCGCCGGTTGCGGTGCTGCAGGTAACGCTCCCATTGCCATCCGCGGGCTTTAACCTCGGCATAGGCCAGCAACACCTTCCGCCGCTCTGCGTCGGCGACGTGCTTCAGTACCCACCCGAACGCCTCTTCCATCCGGGTGATGCGCTCTTTGGTGCATTTCGCTCTTCGCTCAGTTTTTCGTCGCTCCGCCGCCTCGTAGTAGCGCGTCCGCTTTCCGCCGGTCTCCGCCAAATCCTCACGCTGATTTGCGAACCACTCGCTATGGCTCTGGACATAATCCGGCATCGCTGAGCCAAAAGCCTTCGGGCCGATCCTAATGGGCAGCGCGATGTCGGTTTCCATGGCCTCGATAAGGCGCTCGAGAACGATGGCGGTGGTTTCGTCGATCTTCATGCAGCTTCGTCCCTGTCGATGATCTCCTGCGCGAGGAGGATGCTGATTGTCGTGGCAGTTTTCGCCAGCCTGCCGCTGTCGCCCAAGCAGAGCCGCTGGGCGCGTTTCTTGATCGTGTGCAGATCGACGCGGGCGAAGGCCGAAATCGCAGCGCCAGCCCTGCTGGTGGCGAAATGGACGCCGATCACATTCCAGACCGAGTAGACGATCACGTCGTCAAAGCAGGTTGGATTGCTCGCTTGAATGCAGCGAATGGTGAGGCCGCACCGGTCGGCGTCCTTGTGAAGGAGCCGCCGGACCACGCGGCCGCCATAAACGACGTTCGCCGGGCGGGGTGTCCGGCTCTCGTGGTAGGGCTTAACCCGAACGCCATAGCCTTCAAGAAAGCGATGGAAGTTGACGCCTCTGGTGCTGATCAAGGCTCACCCCGCGCCTTGGCCGCAAGGTACTCGGCCGGATCGATCCGTTTGACCTCCGAGGCGGCACCGAACGTGCCGAGCTTACTGTCCCGGTACGCCCGCTCGCCGGCGGGGTCGAATTTGGCCGCAGCCACACCGCGGATCCACCCGACTGCCTTTGAGGCATTGACCTTCATCCGGTGATCGGCGCGCTCCTGTCGGAGCTTCTCTTTGCGGCGCGCTTTCTTTGACTTCGGCTTCTGGTCAGGTTTGCCCCACAGCACCGGCTTGTTGCTGCGATGCTTCGGCACCGCAGCATCGTTGTCTAGGCGGTCGAGCGCCTTCCAGGCAGCGGCGTTCGTCTCGAATGGACCCTCAACTACCTTTCCGCGCTGGTCGGTGATCTGGTACTGCCCCTTATCGTTGCGGGTGACGTTCAGGATCGTGCTCACAGCGTCACCCTCCGCCACCAGAGGCGGCATTTAAGCTTGATGAGGTCGAGGAGGATCATGCATCCCTCCTGAAGATGTGAGGCAGGCAGGCGTGGATTTCCTTCAGCGCCTTCGCCGCTCGCTTGGCCGCATAGGAGCGGATGAGACGTGTTGCCTCCTTCTCGATGTCTTCAGTCGCCTTGACGCCGATGGCATGGAACCGGTCACGGAGTGCGATCGCCTGCGCCTGCGATGAGAATGCCTGAACAACGTTCTCCCTCGGATACCGGATAACGTCGGTCGCAGACGCGCCTCGCCGCCAGTCTTGTGCGATATACGTTTTCGGCATGACCTTCATGGCTTGATGGACGACGAAGATCTCGCTGGCGCTGTGTCCGTCCCAGCCGCCGCCCCATGTCGTGAAGCGCTCGAGCCATTCGGTCATCTCGGAGCCGGGATAGAAGTATGGCTGGGCGAATGCCAAGACCCATTGAGCGGGCTCGAGGGCGACAAAGGCTGTCATAGGCCACCACCTTTCCCGAATTGAGAGAAACCAAACTCGGCGCGCTTCTGGGACGGATTGATGGGGCCGCCTTCGTGGCGTTCGACCCAGCGCCATGCTTCGGCATTCGTGTTAAAAGGGCCGGCAACATAGCCAACTGTTCCCGGCGTGCGGGGATAGATCTTCACGACGAGGAGGCCGCTTTCTCCCGTACCGCTTACCGTGAGGGGAAAATCACTGGTGCTCACGCGACCCTCCTTTTGAGCTGCACAATCTCCCCAGCCTTCGGCGACGGCGGCCAAGGCATTTCAGCAGCAATCTTGCCGATTATCGCCGGCATGATGTCGATGACATTCGGGGGAAGCATCGACGGATCGCGGATAAATGGGGGCAACGCTTTCATGCTGCGCTCCTCGCATCGCTGAGGATGCCTTCGAGATCGAATGGTGAGAAGTTCTCGCCCATTAGCAGGCGCAAGCACGCGTCAATCTGATCGTGAGGCACGCCCTTGCTAAGGAGAAATGCCTTTCCCTCTGACGCCGAAGCTGGTGCTGGGAACGCTTTGAACATGTTTCGCCTATCCTCCTCACCCCTTCCATCCAGAGCCGAACTTTCTGGCGATGACGATGACGATGATCGTGAGGATGAAGGTGATTCTGATGGTGATGGTGATGGTGATGGTGATGGTGTTTCATTCGGCTTTCGATCGGCTTTGCCTTTTGCTTCCCCATTTGCTTTTGATTTGCTTTCGATCGGCTTTGCTTCGGGTTTTGCCGGGCGGCCACCCTTCCTGCCGTTTTCAGCCATTTTCTCGCGCTTTTCTTCGGACTTTCGCCGGAGTTCGGCCGTCCGAGCGTGGTGCCATTGCAGATCGAAAAGAGGGGCGAGAGCGTCCCGAATGTTCGGCCAGTGTTCGCGATCAACGAGGCAGATCCGCCGCAGGCGTTCGTCATCTTGGGGAAGCTCCCCGTGAAGCCATTGATGAAGCCTGAGCCGCATATGCGAACCATACTCCTCAGCGCTCAGGTGGGACGTCTCTGCCAGCTCGTCGCCGACATAGATTTGCATCCAGGGAAGGTGGCTCATGCGTTCACCCTCCGCAGCAACTGCATCTTCCTGGCCCTCTCGACGGCCTTGCGAGCCTCCCAGACCTTCAGGTCGAAGCGGTGGACGAGGATATCAGCCGGACCTTCGGGCCAGCGGGCGGCGGGGACGTCGGCGAGCCATTGCGCGGCGCGGGTTATCTCGTCCACGGAGATGTTGATGGGCGACCTCATGGGGACACCAGACGGAAAATATCTGGACGAAGCTGTGTCTTAGGAATTGCCCCGTTCGTGGCTTGGTCGATCGCCGCTGCTAGTTCAGCAGATACGCGACCATTTCGCTTCGCGTACCAGATGGCATTCTGAGAATACCCAGCCAGCGCGCCGAGCTTTGCCTCGGAGCCAGCAATTGTGATGGCGGCTTCAAGGAGCCGCGTGATCTGTTGTGAGTTGGTTTTGCGTTTCATGACCACCCAAATTACCCATTTCTGAGTTGGTTGGCAACACATATTTAACTTGAATGAGTTAATCAAAGCGGGCATTCATCGCGGAAAGGGGACTGACATGGCCGACGACGACAAACATAGTGTTATGGACCGACTTGCTAGGAAGCGGGGGCAGGAAATACGCCGAGCTCGCGAGGCAAGGGAGATGAGCCAAGCCGACCTGGCGAAAGCTGCGGGAACCTCGCAACAAACGGTCGATAGGATCGAACGAGGCGCGGTCGGACACTCCCGCGCTTATCCCAAGCTAAGGGACGCATTAGGACTAGATAAGCTGGGCTATGACAACTGGCCGCTTGATGAAGACGAACACGGAAACCTAGCAGTTCCGCCACGCCGGGTTGAGGCGGAAATACGTGCGATTGAGCGTGTTGATCGAGGCATGGTCCCGGTCATCACCAATAGCGGCGGGCAGGTTCGGCTCGTTGACGCCATACCACGCGGGTATCCATACGAGCATGTACAGGACGTAAACGCCGTTCTCATATCTGACGCCACAATGGAACCCATCCTCCGACCAGGAGACATTGTAGTTCTGCATCCTCATCTTCCAGCGACAGTGGGCGACCTGGTCTGCTTCGCGCGAGACGAAGTAATTTACGTGCGCCTGCTTAGTCACGAGACCGAAGTCGATTGGGTCGTCGAAAGCCTTAATCCGCCGACGACACGAGAAATCAAAAAGACCACGCTCGCCAAGCTCGACGTGGGCGTAACCCGAATCATGAAACGATAACTCATTTTTCGTGTTGACGGATAACCCACATCTGAGTTATTAACGCTTCATCAACCGATGGAGCGAACATGAACGCGCATTCGCAATTCCCCGCCATCACCGACCGCGCCATCGGCGACAGTCTCGTCAAGAGCGTTGACGGTCGCGAAGTCCACGCCTTCCTCAACGCGAAAAAGGACTACACGACCTGGATCAAGGATCGCATCAAGAAGTTCGGCTTCATTGAGGGGGTGGATTACCTGCTCACCGAAATTGGGGAGCAGCTTCCAAGTGGCACGAAGTACCGGACCGAATACTACCTGACGATCGGCATGGGCAAGGAACTTGGTATGGTCGATAGGACCGCCAAGGGTCGCGCCATTCGCAGATATTTCCTGTCGATCGAGGAAACGGTGACGTTGCGGCGCCAGCCTATGAGCGCCGCGGAAATCGTGCTGCAGAACGCGCAGGCCCTCGTCACATTCGAGCGTAGGCAGGCGGAGCAGCAGCAAGCCCTTGAGGCGATGGGCGCCCGTGTGGCCGTGATCGAGGACACAGCACCGCTGAAGTCCAAGCCTCAGCACACCGAAACCAAAACCGAGATCAAAGCTCGTATCAACAAGAAGTACGGATTACCGGCGTGGCTGGTTGATACCATTCTCACGCAGATGTCCTACCGGCCGCCCGTCTTCGCGATGGTGAAGAACAGCCACGAGAGCGCGCAGGGCAGCAGTTACGCAGTCTACCAGATCGTTGATATCACGAAGCTGTTTAAGCGTTTCGTGAGCGAGTGCCGCCCGGCAACGCCGACGACGGCGATCCATCCCGAAATCAACGGCCGGTTTAAGCTGCTCCAGCGGGAATGACGCGAGCCCCAGTGGCGAAAACTGCGAGATGACAGTCCGGCCCTAGCCGGCACGACCAATCAGAAAAATGGAGAAAGACCAATGTACGGACCTGTCCAGGCCGGGGGCGAAGCTACGCCCGCAAAAATGAACCGCCGCGTGTTCCTCGCTGGTGCTGCAGTCGCCGTCGCAACTCCGGCTGCGGCAATTGAGGTCGCGAACGATCAGTCCGTGATTTTCGGACTTATCCGCGAGATTGCGGAGGCTCGCGAACTCGCTGACGCGGCCGACGAGACTGAGTATGCAATTTTTGTCCGCGGAGACCGGCCTCGTTACCCCGTCGTAGCGATCCGCGAGGTGCCGTTCGCCTTCTGGGCGACCAATACAGCGCAACTGAACACCCCGGATCAGATTGATGAGGTTTTTGAGGAGTATGCTGCCAGCCGACGACGCCATTTTGGGTGGCTGGCGGAGGCATGCGAAGGCGGGACGCTCACCCCGGAGCATGAGACCTCGCTGGCTCGGCAACTTGAGGAGGGCGAGGAGCAGCGTCGGCGTACCCAGCGCCTCTACGCGGAGCGCGACGCTGCCTATAAAACATGGGAACTGGTCTCTGGTCATCTCGCTGCTCAGGAGGTCACGGAGGCCCGATGGAAGGTAGTCTGGGATCTCGAGGACCGTATCATCCGGTTCCCCTGCAGGACGCTCGAAGAAGTGGCGGCCAAGGCCCGGTACATCGTCACCGAATACGGCAATGACTATGCCGGGGAGAAGCAGCACGCCTTTATGGTCGAACTCGCTGGCTTGTCCGAAATGGGTGAGAGCGTGTGATGCCGGCATCCCGAACAGCCTCAACTAAGCTCGAGGACGCCTTCGGCGCTGCCCGGAGCTACCTGCACGCGATCCGCCTCGCCGCGGCGGGAATGCAGAACCAGCGCGACATGTGCGTCCTCGATCTTCTGGTCGAGCAAGCTGAGAAAGAGCTGAACCAGGCGCAGGCCGTCGCCGATACGCTGCTTGACAGCAGGCCTGTGGATAAGTCGAACAACGGGGAGAAGTCGCTATGAACGACAAGAACCCGTTGATCGAGCTGGTGAAGGCGCTCGCCCGGCGCAGGGCTCGCCTTGACGCCATCCCGCCCCGCCCGGCTAATCAGAACGACACAAAGCCATCTGACCAGTCCGCGAGTAAGTGATGAAGCGTGCCGCCCTCTACAGCAGATATTCCACCGACCTTCAGAACGACAAGTCGGTCGAGGATCAAATCCGCCTCTGCACAGCCTATGCCGAACGGATCGGCGCAAAAGTCGTCGAGGAGTTTTCAGACCGCGCCAAGTCCGGAGCGTCCATGTTCGGGCGTCCGGGCTTGTCGCGCCTGATGGAGGCCGCAGAGCGCGGAAATTTCGACGTCCTGATATCGGAAGCACCTGACCGCATTTCGCGTGACATTGCCGATTTGGCGCACATTCATAAGAACCTGCGATTTCGCGGGATCGAGATGAATTGCGTGAACGGTGGCGCGATGGATACCGTGTCGATCGGCATGCATGGCGTCATCGGGCAGATGCAGAGGGAAGAAGGCGCGAAGAAGGTCCGCCGCGGTATGGTCGGCGTGGTCCGCTCTGGCAGGAACGCCGGCGGCAAGTCCTACGGTCATCGCCCCGTGGCGGGGCAGAAGGGCGTTCTCGAGATTGTCAAGGAAGAGGCCGCAGTCGTGCGGCGGATCTTCGAAATGTACGTGGCCGGCATCGGGCCGAGGCTGATTGCCGGCGCGCTGAATATGGAAGGCGTGCCGCCGCCTCGCGGTGATCGCTGGAACGCGTCCACGATCAACGGCAACGACAAGCGGGGATATGGCATCCTCCGCAATCCTGTCTATGTCGGGAAATTGGTCTGGAACCGCGTGCAGATGGTCAAAGACCCGATGACAGGCCGGCGCGTGTCCCGCGTGAACGACGACAGCGTCGTCGAGACCATAGACGCCCCTCACCTTCGCATCGTGTCGGACGAGCTGTTCGAAGCCGCACGGCGCCGCAAAGAAGCAGTGGGAGGAAAACACGCCAGGACGGCACCGAAGAACAAGCGTCTGCTGTCCGGTCTTCTCAAATGCGCTGAGTGCGGCGGTGGCCTTTCCATCGTCGGCGCCGACCGCAGCGGGCCGCGTGTTGTTTGCAGCACGCACAAGGAGTCACGAAGCTGCTCGAACAATGGCCGCTACTACGTCGAAAAGATCGAGCGCAACGTCATAGACCGGCTGCGCGAGATATTCGGGGACACCAGCTATATCGACGCCTATGTCGAGGAATATCGCAGAGAGACGAAGCGCATCGCTGCTGAGCGCCGCGGTAGCCGCCAGTCAAAGGAGGCGGCGCTTGCCGACGTGCAGGACCGCATTGCCCGGGTGCTGGATCAGATATCGCGTGGCACGATCGACGACGAAGATATCCCGCTCGCCCTGAAACCGCTCAAAGCAGAGCGGGAAAAGCTGCGCGCAGAGCTCGCGGCAGTCGAGCCGGTTTCCAATTTGATCGAAATCAGGCCGAAAGCGGTCGACAAATTCCGCGAGGACATTGAGGCGCTAGCACAGACATTGCAGCAGCGCGGCTCGGAGCCCACGCCCGAAATGGCCATGAGGTTCAGGGAAGTCGTTTCCAGCATCATCGTCTATCCTCGCAAGCCCGGCGAGGATTATCGCTATGAGATCAATGGCTGGCTGTCTGCGGTTGCCGGACCTGAGTTGTCGGCTGTTCTAATGGTAGCGGAGGAGGGATTCGAACCCCCGACACAAGGATTATGATTCCTCTGCTCTAACCTACTGAGCTACTCCGCCGCCCGAAGGGACGTTCGGAACAAGTCCGTTTTCCGTCCGGTGCGCGGCTT